TTGTTTAGTCTGGTCATTTATAGATGTAGAAGATGTTTGCTGTCTAAACTTTATATCATCTTTTTGTAGTTCTTCACGTACCCATTTTATTAGCTCGACTGTAGAAGAATTAAATTCCTTTTGCATTTTTCGTTCAGGAGAATGGTCATTTAGAAACAATCCTAACCTTTCAACTCCTGTTCTTTTTTTACCCTTACGTTTTTTCTCCCATCTTTTTTTACGTTCTGACCTACCACCGTAACTAGGGGTAAACACCCCTGAGTCTTGGGATGTAAATACCGTTCCTGCACCGCCTCCAAATGACCCGGAAGTAGCTGCTCCACCCCCACCACCATTTTCTTTCAGCAGTTTTTCTAATTCAGGATGAAATTTAAAGGTTACTTTTTTTGCATCTTTTTTCACTGATTCACCGTCCACTAATATTTCAATAGGATATACTTCATCTAATGTATTATACCAATAAGCTACTTCATAGCCACCGTCATCTAATAATTTTACAAACAAACCTCTATCATAACTTGGTCCATCTTCCATGTCTGTAGCTCTAAGAACTTTGGTTTCACCTCTAGGTAATAATAAATCATGTTTTATATCTTCAGACTTTTGTTTCTGTAATTCTTTCTTAGCAGCTTTTTTATACGAGTCGTTTTGTCCTCGTGGGTTTGTTATCCAAGATTTATTCATCTTCTATATCAATCTCTGTAGGTTTAGTTGCTTTTCGCCCTTCTTGTTTATATCTACTAAATCTTGTTGCATCCCCAAACACTGCCTTACTCACAGTTGTGACCCCATTAGCAGACAACTCAGCGACATAATCAACATTGTTTTCTGAAAACCACATCTGTGATAAATCATCTGAAACTTGTTTTATAACAGGAGCCCCAAAACCCTTTTCATTCAAAGATTCAACCCATGTCTTAGATAAAGTAAGTTCATTTTTTTCTTCTCTAGCCTCAGCGTATTCATCAATATCTCTTTCCTCGTCTGGATGTTTGTCCGACCAATCGGGGGTTACTCCCCCAGTCCGACCTTTAAACTTTCTTTGTGAAGGAGGTACATAAGCTTTTTGCATAGCTTGTATGCCTACAGCATCAGATGGTGCTTGTACCTCACCACCTTCTCCCTCAGCACCTTCTTGACCTTCAGCTGTCTGTAATTGTTGCATAGCTGCCTGTTCTTCAGCTTGTTGCTCGGCTTGTTGTTGTGCCAAAGCTTGTTGCTCTTCTTCCATTTCAATCTGTTTTTTCTGCTGCTCTAATCCCATAAGTTGTTGTTCACCCTGCATCTTCGCAGTTGGTACAGGCTCTCCACTTACAACAAACTCTGCTTCATATAAATCAACATCTTGTTCTTTTAGTTTTATATCAAAACCTAGTTGAGCAAATTGATTTACTATCTGTATTTTTTGTTGAGCAAAACTTAGTCGGGTGTTCTCTGCTTTTTCTTCAGGCTGTGGAAGTTTCAAATCATAATCAGTAATTCCAAAAGCATCTAAAAGTTGAGGAAATATCTTTTCATGAAATAGTCTTTGGTCTCCTTCAACCACACGACTCATAACTACTAGTTGTTGTGTTTGTGTAGACATACCTCCAAAAGCTTCTGGGGCACCCTGCCAAGCTGGGGTAACACCCCACATAGCAGCTACACGTTCTCGTATCTCATCTCGAACAGGTAGGTAATCCATTTCTTGTAAGGTATGGAATAGTCTAACCATGTCTACTCTACCTCTTTGGTTTCTAGCAGATACTGCTACCATCGGTATATAGTTAGGGTCCATCCTAGTTTGAGCCGCTATATGCTCTCGTTCTTTTCGTAGGCTCTCTGGGTCATCAGTAGTTACCATTAACATACTTGCAGGCATCTTTCTCTCAAAGAAATACCTGTATAAGTTTTTATCCATACCTACTAACGTCAATGCCTTCTCAAAAATAGTTAGTATTGGTGACCATCCATAAGTTTCTGATGGAGCAAATTTCGATAAGTGGATAATCTCAGCGTCAGTAAAATACATATGCTGACTTCTGTGGTAATACTTATACATAGCTGGGTGTAATGTTACATTACAGGTTTCTCTTTCACACTTACCAGCTGCTTCTTGTACTACTTCTCTATGAATAGGACATATAAAATGAGAGTTCTTAGGTAACCCTGCTTGGTCTAAATCAAATTCTACTAATGCTGGATTTAATCTTCTAATTTCTAAAAGTTTTGACCTAACCTCTCCATCACCAACATCTTTATATTCTTTAGCCATATATAAAAAAGCATCGTCTAAAGAGTTTACATCAAAGTGAAATTGTCTGAATACCTCTTCCATACTTTGGTCAAACACGTTACAATCTTTTAACCATTTCATTAATCTTTTACGTTGGTCTGTGTCTGGATTTTCTTTGTTAGGTACTATTTCAATACCTCTTCTAAACACTTCACCAGTAATATGATTTAGAGGTCCTCTGATTTCTTCTACAGACAAAGTTATAGTCTGTAAATCTTGGACTAGTTGTTGCCTGTACGCCATTTGGTGACGTACCCATGTATTTACCACATGGTCTAACCCTACTGTAGGGGCTGCTCCAGTTTCTCCAGTAGATTTCATAACATCTAACAGACTTATTTGTTTATTCAAGTCTGCCATTGTTTGTTGCATCTGGGGAACTTGCGGTAGATATTCAGATAATTTCATTATTAATCCCTGCTTAGTTTAGTCATATCTTGCATTGATACTAACTTTAGTATGTTATCCATAGCTTTTTCTTTTAGTTCAAACTCTTCCGAACGAGAAGCTGCTTTTTCAACAACTTGTTTTTCTTCCGTTAGATTATTTAGTTTTTCTTCTAATTCTTCAATTTTTGCGTCTCTGGTGTCAATCGCATACTCTAATTCAGATGTATCAGCGTTGGAACCAAAATTCGCATTTTCTAAAATGCCAGCACTACCAGCTTCTTTTATTAGTGCAATAAATTGCCCCTCAGATAATGCTACTACCGCTGGACTATCGTCCGGAATATCATCATCAGCATTCAACATTTTTAGGTCTGCGTGCCAAGTATCTAATATTCTCCAAGTATTCGTATCATCTTTGATAGCTACATACTGTTGACCGTTCTCATTCATCATGTTTCCTAATACCATAGGTCTCTCCTAAAACTTTTCTATCTTTATATTATACTATATTTTTCGTATTTATCTTCGTTTAGACAATTCTTCACGAAGTTGGTTGTTTTGATGTACATATTTCTCTTGTAAATCTGTATACAAAAGTGTCAGTTTATCAATTTTTTCAGTTAATAACTCAATTTGTTCTTTTAGTTCATCCTGACTATCCATTATATTGGATATGCCATTCATCTCTTCTTGATGATTATAGAACTGGTTATCAAAGTTATTTCTTTGTTCCTTGTCCATTATGTCTCCTTATGCAATAAGACAAACACTATACCCACAAGACTTACAAGTTTCGCACCCCGATTCAAACACTACATTGGGTGTATCACAACAATTATGTTGTGGTACTCTATAGTTCTCTTTCTTTGCTATTGCTTCTTCTTCAATATCAAAACCATCTAAAAGTGGTTGTTCAGCTTTTTCTTTATTACCTTTTACTAAAACTTCTTTCTCTCGACTTCCTGCCCTGTAGACAGTTATCCCCTTACATCCTTCCTTCCATGCTAACATATAAGCATTTTCAACATCTTCTTTGGTAGCACTATTAGCGAAATTTATTGTCTTAGATATACCTGAATCTACGGCTTCTTGAAATGCAGATTGCATAAGAACATGGTCTTCAGGAGATATGTCAGGAGCAGTGGCATACACTGCCTTTATCCAATCAGGAACATTTGGTACAGACTCTAACGAACCCCCTTCAGCCAAATAATCCATCAAATCTTCGGAATAAAAACCATATTTCTCAGCATCTGCCTCGAAGTATTTATTTACGTAGTTCAAAGTTTTGCCTTCTAGTATATTTTGTTTTTTCCAAGCTAACGCAAATGTAGGTTCAATCCCACTAGATGTGTCAGCTATCATTGATATTGTTCCTGTAGGAGCAACTGTTAATCTACAATGGTTCCTATAGGCTTCTGTTTCCTTATCGTAGTTACTTTTATCCCATGCAGGAAAAGTACCTCTAACCTTCGCTAACTCTAGTGACTCATCATCTGACCATTCTCTAATCTTAGTCATTAGTTCTGCTCCTATTTCTCTAGCAGTTGAAGAATTATATGGGACATGCATTTGAATTAACAAGTCGGCAAAACCCATAACACCTAGTCCAATCTTTCTAGTAGACTTAGTCATTTCTTCTATTTCAGGTGTGGCGTATTTATTTGCATCTATAACGTTATCTAAAAAATGAACAGATGTTCGTGTAACCTTCTCTAAATTTTCCCAATTTATTTTTTCTTCCCACCCATGTGTAGGTCCATCAGCTTTTGTATAAAACTTTGCTAAGTTTATAGAGCCTAAGTTACAAGACTCATTACCTAATAGTGGTTGTTCGCCACAAGGATTGGTAGCAATCATTTCCCCATATTGTTCAGTCACATGGTTGTCTTTATTTACTTGGTCTAAGAAAATCATTCCGGGTTCACCGTTATTCCATGCCCCCTCTACAATTTTAGCAAACACTTCTCTTGCGTTTAATTTACCCACAACTTCATTACTTTTAGGGTTTATTAGATTATAGTCCATGTTACCTTCTACAGCTTTCATAAAGTTGGAATCAACACCAACAGAAATATTGAAGTTATGTATTTCTCCTTCAACTTTTTTACAGTCTATGAAATCTAATATATCTGGGTGATAAATAGACATTACTGCCATATTTGCACCATCACGTTTCCCACCTTGTGTAATCATAGATGACACCCTTGAAAGTGTCTTTAGTACTTCTATAGGACCACAAGCAATCCCATGAGTAGATTGAATTTTATCTCCTTTAGGTCTTAACTTAGATAAAGCAAAACCAGTACCACCCCCAAATTTTTGAACCATAGCACTATCTGTTGCAGCTTTCATTATGCCTTCCATACTATCTTCTAAAGGTAAAACAAAACATGCTGACAAGGTTCCTTGTTCCGTACCAGCATTCATTAACGTAGGAGAGTTTGGGACAAATTCTAAGTTTGACATAATTGTATAGAAGTCTTTAGCAGTCAAATCAGCTTCTACATCTAACCCCATATAGTCTTTATCTATTTTAGCCACAGCATTAGCTACTCTCTCGAACATTTGTTCAGGAGTTTCTATTACCTCATTGTCTGAGTTCTTTAAAAGATACCTGTGATTTAATATGACAGTTGCTTGGTCTGTGATGGCTGGGGTGTTTAAATTAAAAGTTTTATTTTCTATTGTCATTGTATATTCTCCTATTTTTCTTACTTACTGTCTGTGTCCGCAGTACAAACATAATCCTCTTTCAGGAACCCAGAAATTAGCGTTACACACAGTCTCTTTGCATTGGGGGTTTGGAGCTGACTCAGCTCTCTCCATTGCATTTACAGGTTCCATTTGTAACGGATTTGGTTGGGCTTCTCCTTGGATTAGACCAGTTTTTTCGTCACGTTGTTGTCTCCTACTCTCAGGGGTCTCTCCGGGACTAATTGCATTAAACCAGTCCGCTGCACTTCCCAAATCTACAAACTTATATGCTGTGTCATGTACAGCCTGTAAAGCCATGGCAATTGAGAAAAAGGCATCCCCATGTCCTAGTGGTGTGTCGGGTGCTTTCAATTCATTACTTACAGACAGTATCTGCTGCTTCTGTCTTTCGTCTTTGATTAACTTTATTTTACCACCGTGAACAAAATTTTCGAAGACTGAAGCCATAGTATTTTTACTTTTTTGAGAGAAATGCATCCCTCTCCATCTAGCGTCTAATCCTCTGTCTTCTAACTCCCCACGTGTGTTATCTATATACCCTGAAGTCAAATCAAAATTGTCTGCGACTTCATTCAAATATTCTATTTGGTCAGAGTAACTCCAACCATCTAAAAACGAATGATGTATCTGTACTATATCATCCCCGCTCTTTTTAAACAACACCAAATGTGATGGATGTTTTTTCTTACCCACATCAAAACCACCAAAAACTTGGTCACCAGTTCCCCAATCTTTATATTTTTTGGTAGCTGGAACTGACCTTAAAGTAATATCCTCACATTTTTCTATATCTTCAGAATCAAAATATGACTCAGTCGCAAAGTGTGGCACCAACATAAACTCTGAAGCAAAAGACTTAGGTCTAGCTTTTTGTTGGGCTAACAAATAATCTTCTGTATATAATTCCGGCATCAAAACTCGCCTCTGTGGTACAGGGTCTAATGCTGGTAGAACCCTAGACTTAAACCTAGAGTCTTCTTGTAACTTAGATAATAAATCACCGGGCATCATAGGTGTTCCTACAACAATAACCGGAACCCCTTTTAGAGGTATAAACAAACTTTCTGTCATAAAATGGTCTTCAACTTTAGTTATCTGCCCCATGTTCAATGGGTTCTCTGGGTCTCTCAATACGTCATCAGCAATCAATGCTCCGTTCACGTGCATACCTCGTTTGAAAGAAAACAACCCACCATGCATTATTTCCATAGGTTGGTTGTTCTTGTAAAATCTAGCTGAATAATCTGCTTTAGGGTTTCTGTTTACTAACATTTCTGTAATTACAGGATTCCTTGCAATTATCTTATTTATTTCTGCGATGTGGTATTTAGCCATACCATCACTATAAGATAAATAAAGTATGGACATATCTCTTGGGGCAGTCAAAAGTCTCCAAACACTGAAAGCATGCCCTAAAATAGTTGACTTAAAGTGACCTCTGGGGAGAACACCAACATAGTTCATACCTGTTTCTACACATTCTTGTATATCATCCGCTAATAATCCTACATGCCATGCCTTAAAATACTCAGGATTGTCATAAGAAAGACACCATATGTTTTGAACAAACTCTTTGAAAGAACCTACATCATATTTTTTCTGGTCCATAAGACCTTTAGAGAGTAAATCAAAAGCACTCTCAACGCTTACAACATCTTTAGGCATTTCTATATATCCCTATGTTTTTGTTCGATAGCTTTTAGTTTCACACCGATTCTTTGTAAAGTCTCATTGTCAGAAATTTCTTCAATCAAAACACTCATGATATCTTGAACAAATTCCATGTTAATCATTCCTTGCAAAACTTCTCTCTGACCTTTTATACCTATGTCAGCTGCTCTTGCTGCATCTAAGGCTCGGTCAAACTGCAACCCTTTTAGGTCTTCCGCTGCTTGTCCCGCTATCTGAGAGTAACTATCCAACTGCTCTGATTGCATCCGTGCAAATCGTTGCCCTTCTGTTTCAGCAATTTGTTGTTGTTGGTCAGCAATAGCTACGGCTTTTTGGTCACCCCAACTATCTTTTTTAGCCCACGCATATATAGTAGGCGGGCTTACTACCACACCATTTACAGAGAGCTCATCTGCTATTTGTTTGGCAGACTTATCTCCCTTGAGATACATTCGCATGGCTTTTAATTTTATTTCTTCTGGTATGTGTTTAGGCATAATTAGTCTTTATAATCATCATATATACTGTTATTGTCCATCATTCCATATCCCTCGTCAGAAACATGTTGAGAATCAATGTTTCCACCTAAAGGACTTCCATCTGAGTTCAGGAATTGAGAGAAGTCCCAGTATCCTGTTTTATTTGTATGAGCTGTATAACAACTAGGAACTTTTATCTTAGAACCATGTGGTAATTTTATTTCATTAAATTGCATTCCTATTTCACCCCTAGTACATATCCCAGCCCATATATGTTCTTGTTCTGCAATGGGGGTATAATTTCTTCTTTTTAATAGACTCCCAGTAGTTCTTTGTAAGTTTTTTACTTCTTGATTACTAGCACACTTGGCAAATTTACACCAAACAACTGCACCATACTTATTCTTAACATCTTCTATGGTAGGGAGTTTCTTTGGGAATTTATCTTTGTATTCCCTTTTAGGTCCTTCCTTCTTACCCGGAAAGAACATTT